TGCTGATAAACCAGCAATGTCTCCGTTTAACGGTACATATCTGTACACGTCATTGTATCTGTCATACTGATATTTGTAACCACTATCAAATACAACATAAGAAGAAGAACGTATTGAGCTATAAAACCCTATTACGTTACTTGTTTGTGTATTTGCGTTTGTTACGTTAACAACATCAGATCTTTCAGGTGATACGAAAGCAACTGCATCTTTTCTATCTTCTGCAATTGATATTACGTTATCTACGTGAGTAGCATCTCCTGAACCAGCAATAATTAAACCTACATCCACTGTTTCAGAATCTAGGAATTTTTCATATGCTGTTTTCTTTTGTGCTGTTGTAACAGTTGAACCATTAGAACCACTTTGTAAAGAAGTTAATGTTGGTGTTGCTACTGCTGTATAAGTTATACCTGATGCAGCGGTACCCCAGTTAGATCCACCAGAATTATGATCCATCCAATATACATACTTTGATCTTGTTTGTATTACTGTTGGATAATAATTTGAGTCTCCTTGAGGTGATTTTGCATCTGAAGCTTTAGAAAGTTTTGAATAAACTTCTAATACTGTGTTTGCTGTACCTGAAATTCCACCATCTTCATCTACTACTATTACGTGGATTTCATCATTTAATCCACCTTTTGAAGTAGCGTATGGCGAAGTTCCTGGAGCACCAGCAACTTGATCGTAAAATCTCCATCTACGTCTTATGTTACTGTTTATAACTACATCTCTTTGTAATCCACCTGTACCTGAAGGATGTCTTACTATTGTGATGTTGTTAGTTGATTTTGCAGTAACTCTATATTCGTGACCATCATTATAGTCACTTGTAGAAGCTGTAGTAGAAAAATTAATAATATCACCTACGGCGATATTTGTTCCACTTGTAACTGCTACTGTAGTTGCACCTGCTACGGCAGCTGTACCTAAAGTTGTTACTACTGTTGTTTCGTATGCAGCTGCTGAAGGACATATAGAAACAAGTAAATTGTTTCCCCAAGCGCCTGCTGTTCTAGCAGCCCACTCGCCAACTGATCCTTGGCCTGTTGCAAAGTTATTAATATAATCTGTTTCGTTCTTTATAACAAACGTACTGCCTGAAGCAGTTGCATTTGATAATGAAGAATTTTGCGCTCGTACAACTCTTAATGCGTTAGAGTATTGTAAGAAATTGGCAGCACTAAAAAAATCCTCAAAGTTATTTGAGTCTGGCTTACCAAACGTTTCTACTAACTCTTGTTCGCTAGAAACCGTTATGATTTCATCTAAAGGACCTTTTCTAAACTCTCCTGCAAAAGCACCAACTGACGTTGATACTGCTGGAATAATTCTTGTTAAGTCTCTTTCCTGTACGAGAACACCTGGTGATACTTGAAATGCCATTTCGGTTTTCTCCTTTTTATAAATTAGCTAATTGTTTCATATAATTCAACATTCGTATTATTCATACGGCCATAGTCAAAATTTCATATACATCTATTTATAAAATGCGTATTTTGTACTAATTCTCACCTTTTCTAACTACTGGATGCCACGTTTCTCCATACTCATCTTTAAAGGGTTTATCTTCTTCTGGTGTACCGTCATCTATAAAACCAAAGGGAGCCATATCTTGTTCTATGATATTGGCTTGATCTTCGTATAGTTTAGAACGTACATCAGAATTACTTAATTCTTTGAAATAAGGTTGATTTGATAACCATCCAAATATAATCAGACAAGTCATTAAATCGTCATTACAACCTTCTTCTGCTTTCCAAGAATTGTGTTGACGTGAAAAAGTAGACATTTCTTCTATAATATTAAAATCATTTATAACTATTTTATCAGCTTCAATAATAGTTTTTAAATTAGAACAACCTATTTTTTTAATTTGTTTAGTCATACGAATACCTAACTGACTGCCTCTACCACTAAAGGCCGTTCCTAATACTTGACCAGCTCTACCTCTTTGTGTAGTCATCAGTAGATTGTCATACTCTAAATCAAATTGCAATGCATCTGATATTTGACCACCTATATCATTTACTTCAATTAATGTATGAGCGTGATTATATCCTTTTATAGTTTGTTCTATTACATTCGGAAAAACTAAAGGTTTAATTTCGTTGTTACGATATTTGGCCACAACACGATAAGGCATTTGAGTTACATCAAATACAATAAAGGCCGAATAATCTTTTGCAAGACCTCTTGACACGTCAACAGTACAAACATATATTTTACTTTTATCAGGTTTTTCAAATATATCTAAACCACCTTGTGACTGTAAAGGTTTAATATAAGGTGTAGATTTAATTTTTGTAGGACTAATAAGAGTATCTATTGAACCTAAAAATTCACACTCAAACTCCTGTTGGAATTGTTCAGGACTTGTATTTCGTATTGTTTCTTGTTTCCATTTTTCATCTCGGCCTGGAACTTCTGACCAATGTACATCAATAGGTATATAATCGTTTTGTTTATTAACAGCATCTGTCCATAACTTATAGTACATATTCATACCGTGAGGTGTAGAAACAATAATCATCTTTGTACTTTTACCAGAAGAAATTGTAGGAAACACTGAACTAAAAAATTGTTCTGCAATAGTTGCTGGTACGAAAGCAAACTCGTCTAAGAAAATTATATTATAAGAACCTCCTCGAATTGCACTTGAAGATGTTGCAGCGGCCACGACTTTACTGCCATTCTCTAATTCTATATTACCTTTATTCCAGTTTAATACACCTTGTTGTAAAAACTTTGGTATATTCTCATAGGCCAATTGTAAACGGCCTAATATATCTCTTGCTGTAGATGATTTGTTTGCAAGTATGGCAACGTTAGTATTTGGATTAAACAGAACATAATGTAATAGATAAGATACAATTGTTGTTGATTTACCTGATTGTCTTGGTAATTTACATATAGTAAAACGGTTGTTATGCATGGTGCCAACCATTTCTTTTTGAAAGTTATACATTTTGAAAGGCACTAAACCTAAATCAAGTGAAACTATCTTTACATAGTTTTGTATAAAGTATAAAGGGTCTTTAGAACACTTTTCAAATTCTAAAATTTGTTCTTGTGTAAACTCCACAGGTACGTTTACTTTTTTAAGATTTGGATTACCTAGATAGACTTCATTCATTAATTATAATTCCTTCAATATGTGTATAACCTAATTGTAATGCGGCCTGTATTCGTTGACTACCTTTCCATACACTATACTTCTTTTCAACAAAATTAACACCATTAGCACCTAATCTTAAATTTTTAGATTGTTCGTGTTTCATTATCTCAATAGGTTCTATCATATCTTCACCATTCAATAACTCTTTTAAAGGAGTCACTCTATCTATATAAGTTAAATCACTTATTCGAAATATCTGTTTCTTCGGATTTAATGATTGTGCTTTTAATATTTTCATTTTCTCTTTTCAACATTTTTTGTAATTCAGCAGTAGAACCTACAAACAAAGCATTTTTAATATTTTGATTTGTAGTTTTAGGCAAGTCTTTTAAATCTTTTAATTTTTTTTGTAAGTCTTGTAACTTATCTACTGTTTGTGCAACGTTTGTTATTAACTGGCCTGCTACTTCATATGCACGTGGGTGTTGGCCTTCTTTTGCAATTTCTAATATACCTTCAATTGCTTCTTGGCCTTTTTGTATAAGATCATAATAATTATCTCTACTATATTTGTAATCGTTATCTATATCAGATTTGTTTGTATCTTCTATTCTAGGAACTGAAGGATTTTCTATCTTTATTAAAGACTCTAATGTAGGCTTATTATCAGGTTCTATGCCAAGTATTTCGTTTACTTTATCTTCTAGTTTTGTCATAATTAAACATCAGTATCAGTCGTTGGATTATACTTCTTACCGTCTGTAAAAGAAGTAATTGTTGTTGTAAATCCAAAATCATCATCAGCGTCAGCTGTAGTAGGGTCAGGTACTACCACAATTCTTTCTTCTCTTTTTGCCGTAGTTAAATCCGTATCAGTGTAAATATCTGATTGTACAGTTTTAATAACACCTTGATTGGACATAGGCCCAAACAAATATGTTTTGGCAGTAAAGTTTAAGGTATATATAACGGCCCTACGAGTCGTAAAATCACCTGAGTAACTATCTTCGTAAGATATGCTATTTAAAATTATAGGTATATCTCTTTTTATATTTAAAGAAGGCAAAACATTTACCGTCACAGTATAATCTGGTTGAAAGAAAGGAAGTATTTGTTCTACTATTTGTAGACCATTTTCAGCTGTAGCTGTAAAGGCATATAGATTTAAACTTATATTATAAGGTACAGGAACATAATTAAAATTATGTACTTTACCATCTTCACCTGTTTTAACTTGTTTAAATTTTTGTACTCTTGTTAGTTTTCTTGTAGCATCATATGCTAGACCTGAAATTTCAAATCCTAATCTAGGTAATGTAATCGCAAAACTACGATCATCTAATTGAGGTTGTTGATCTAATCTTACCAAAAATTTTTCTTTTGGTGCATATGCTAAAGGCACTTTAATTCTTTTTGTAACTGCACCTGTACTTGACGTTGATTGAATAACTATATTGTTAAACAATTGACCAAATGCAATTATGATCTTTCGCATTCCTTCATTATAGAAAAAATTACCAAACATTAATCAATTTCTCCAAATGGGTTTCTTTCTGTAAAGTCTAATATATCGTCAGCTGTAGAAGCGGTATCAAAACCAGCGGACGTATCTAAATCTAAATTTTGTGCATAAGAAGATTGAGTGGCCACTGTTGTTGTAGTTGTTGAGGCTTCTTCATTTAATAAAAAGTTTGGTTGTCCTGATGATTGGTCTTGTTCTAATAACAACGAACCAGTTTCATCTTCTAATGTAAATTTATTGATTAAAAGATTTAATGAATATTCTGTTTCTGTGTCATCTATTTCAGTTACGCCTGTATTCAATTCTTCTGAACTGTATTCCCAACGAGTTACTCTTAATTTATAAACTGGTAGATTACCTAATTGAAAAAATGGCTCTTGATCTTCTACAAACTGTATTTCAAAAAAACTATTCATTAAAGGAAAATATAAAATATCTCCTTCATTAGGTCTTCCTGTTGCGATTAAATCTGTACGTGAACTTACAAATTCTTCAAATCTTCTTTTAGACACCATAAACGTAGTATCTTCACGTATTTCTAATCCAAATTTATTAATTAATTCTTGTTGACCTAAGAAACCTTCTGTAGTTTCAAAATACATTTCTACAGCTAAAGCATTTTTAAATTTACTTGAATTATCTTCACCTAAAACTAAATCTCTATTCACCAAAACTCTAGGTATATAATAAATTAAATTACCGTAAATTTTTAAACCTTCAATAATTAAATCTTCAAATAGTCTTTGTTCTGAACGGTTGCCTATACCGTCTCCTGATTGAAAATATGGATTCATTATAACCATACATTACCCCACCATAAATGCTGGAGCTATTTCAAAACTATCTCTTATTTCTTTTTCTAATTTTTCAACATCAGTTTGTGCATCAGTAAAAATCTTTTCACCATTTAACTTGACACCACCAAGCATTGTAACTCCATCAAATTTACTTAAATTTGACCCCCACTGTTTTTTGAATAATGCTGTTGTATATCTTTTTAACCACTGATCATTAAAGACATCCGTATAAGTATTTGGATCTAATTTTCTATAACAGTCTATAATTAAATACTCATTTACTTCTAAATCATGTTGCCAATCCATATCAATATATAAACGATTATCATGTTGTTGAAATCTGATAGGTTTCATACCTACTAAAATTTGATCTAAAAAATCTAAATGCCTTAATACCATATCATAGTTAATAATTGATGTTGAAGCAAAGTCATATAAATCATTTAATCTTAATTGATATCTCACATCAAACATGTTCATACTTGATTTGTCTGAAAAAGGAAATATGTTTGTGACAGCAATTACAGTTTCAGGAACAACTAAAAAATTATTGGCTTCATACCAAGTTGTACTTACTGAATTTTTTGTGGCTGTTTCTACACTAGGTGTTGAAGCTTTTAATCTAGTTTTATCTGCTTCGGTAAGTTTATATTTTAAATATGTTCTACGAATACCATCATAATGATACTGTGAATAAAACTGTAAAGCTTCATCTAAACGATCTTCTAATTGGTCGTTATCCACGTTAATTTCTATAACGGGTTTACCTAATGATCGCAAAGCGTATTGTTTTAATGTTTCTCTTGATGCTGGAGTGGCCATAATCTCTACTATTTATATAAAATAATTAGTGATTACTTGTTTTCTAAGTCTTTTACTTTATTTTCTAAAGTGTCTATTTTAGTATTTAAGTCTTTGATTGTGTTGTTTTTAAGTGTTTCAATCTCAACACTTAACTCTTTAATAGCGTTTACTAACACTGGTACTAGATAATCATTCGTTAAGAATAATTTATCAGGATTATCATTAGAAACAATTACAGGATTTTCACCTTCTAATTCTAATATTTCTTGAGCACTAAATCCGTATCGTTTTTTACCATCACCTACTAATTCGTTTGTTGTTCTATCTTTGAACGCAAACTCGATAGGATTAATAGAGGTTAAGAATCCTAATCCTTTATTAACAGCACCATAAATGCATTTATCTCTAGCGTCTGATACCGCTGTCCAAGCAACTTGTATTTGAGCACAAGTATGAGCACAGTTACCTGCAATAATACGATTTGATTCTGTTGTAATATTTGCTAATCCAATAGTTGCTCCACAACCTGCTTGACAACCAATAAATATATTATTGCAACCAGTTGTATTGCAATAACCTGCTGCAAAACCTAAAGCAACATTATTACAACCTGAAGTGTTGGAACGAAGAGCATCTTCAGATATAGCAGCGTTACATGCACCGCTAGTATTAGATAATCCAGCACTACGACCTATAAAATTATTAGAATTGCCTGATGATGTATTCTGTCCTGCACCCGTACCAATAAAATTGTTATAAAAAGCACTAGTAATTTTTAAACCTGTATCTTTACCAAAAGATATGTTTTCACTACCAGTATTACCGCTACTACATCCTCTTCCAGCCCCTAATCCTATTCCAATATTATTACCACCATAACCGCCAGTATATCTTCCAGCAGTTGCTCCAATATAAATGTTAGGATTGGCATTAATGTTAGATTGAGCACATCCTGCATAATATCCTATTAAAATGTTACACGCACTTGTATTATACTTACCAGCACTATGACCTATAGTAATATTATGATTAGTTGTTGTACTTGAACATCCTGTAAGAGAACCTAAAGCAATATTATAACAACCGGTTGTATTAGATTTACCAGCATAGTATCCTACAAACAAATTTCTACTACCTGTTGTAGTATAAGCACCTATAGTTCTTCCTATGAATGTATTATAGTTACCTGTTGTAATTCTTTTACCAGCTTGATTACCTAAAGCTATGTTGTTAATACCTGTTGTAGCAATTTGTCCAGTATCACAACCAACAAAAATGTTATGAGACCCTGTTGTGTTACAACGGCCAGCTGTAAAACCTATAAAAGTATTGAAGCCACCTGATGTGTTGCAACATCCAGCGCATTGTCCTGCGAAGAAATTGTGGGTACCTGATCCACCGGCACCTGTTCCTATACCAGAACCTGTTGAAACTATGTTTGATGTATTACAAGTAGCAAATGGACTTGAACCGCCGCCACCAACGGCACTGCCGTTAAGTGTTAAAGCGCCAGATGAATCAACTTTAAGTGTGTTAGTACCTGCTTTTAATACGATTTGATTTGAACAACCAGCCGCATCACCTGATGCGTTACAACCCATTATAATATTGTTTGAGCCTGTAGTATTACTTTGACCAGCACAGTGTCCATAAAAAATATTGTTTGAACCTGTAGTATTACAAAAACCAGCACATGCGCCAGCAAAAATATTACAACTTCCTGAGATATTAGAACCTCCTGATCTAAGTCCTTGAAAAACGTTTATACCTCCAGTAGTATTTGAACATCCGGCATATGCTCCTATAAATGTATTACCATAGCCTGTAGTATTAATATTACCAGCGTAAGCACCTATAAGTACACCAACACTTTGTTCATTACAACATCCTGCCTTAACTCCTATAAAAACGTTGCAACCGCCTGTATTTCTACAACCAGAACTATTTCCTAAAAATATATTATGACAAGTGGTTATATTACAACGGCCAGCATCCTCACCAAATAATATATTGTTATGGCCTGTTGTATTATTTAAACCTGCATTTCTTCCTACAAAGAAATTGTTTGAAGCTGAAGTGTTAGAATATCCTGCACCACAACTTATAAAGGTGTTATAACTTCCTGTATTAGCGCTACCGGTAAATGCACCTAAAAACGTGTTATGTTGTCCTCCTGTTCCTGAAAAAAGAACACATCTACCTATTGCTATGTTATCTGAGCCTGTAGCTTGTCGGCCAGTATAGCGTCCTATAAATGTATTAGAACTACCTGTAGTTAGATCTCGTCCAGAATAAGAACCGGCAAAAAAATTATTTGAACCTGTTGTAAGGCTTTTGCCAGCATGACAACCCATAGTAATGTTAAAAGTTGCTGTAGTAGCACGTGCTCCACTACATTCACCTAAAAATATATTATGACAAGCGGTTGTAATATATTGTCCTGCAAGACAACCTATCATTATATTAGCATTACCACTACTACAATTACCAGCATTATTACCTGTACCAGCACATTGGCCAACAATAAAGTTATTACATCCTGTTAATCTCATGGCGGCGCATCTACCTGCAGCAAAATTATTTGCAGCGGTACCGGCGATAGCATAGTAAGAACCAGCAACAGCGTAACTACCTAAAAAAACGTTATCTGAACCTGTTGTTACAATACATCCAGCATTTTGACCAATAAATAAGTTACCACAACCGGTTGTATCTTTTTTACCTGCTGAATTACCTATAAAAACGTTATGACAAGATTGTGAATATCGGCCAGCATCATTACCTATTGCTACAATATTGTTAACCGCAGCAGTTGCGTACATGCCAGCAGTCCTTCCTAAAAAAACGTTACAGCTACCTGTTGTAATACGTCTAGCTGAGTAAAATCCCACAAAAAAGTTAGATTCACCTGTTGTGTTACAACGGCCAGCTTGACAACCTATAAAAGTGTTATGAGATCCAGTAGTGTTACAACAACCAGCACATTGACCAACAAAGAAATTGTTATTACCTGTTCCACCTGTACCTGTTCCTATACTAGCACCTGTTGAAACTATATTATTTGTATTACAAGTAGCAAATGGGCCAGAACCACCAGCACCTGCTGATCCTGTAAAACCTATATTACCTTGTGAACCTGTAAAACCATTTGTACCATTTGTACCAGCTGATCCTGTAAATCCTACTCCTGCTGAGCCTGTGTAACCTAAAGAACCTGAATATCCGATATCCCCTTTTGAACCTGTATACCCTAAAGATCCTGTAAATCCTACATCGCCTTTTGAACCTGTGTAACCTAAAGAACCTGAATATCCGATGTCACCTTTTGAACCTGTAAAACCTGTTGAACCATTTGTACCAGCTGATCCTGTAAATCCTACACCTTGTGAACCGGTGTAACCTAAATTTCCTTGAGAACCTGTGAAACCTAAAGAACCTGTGTAACCGATATCACCTTTTGATCCTGTAAAACCAACTCCTGCCGAACCTGTATAACCTAAATTTGCATATGGTAAACTAGGCCAAGCAGTTGTTCCATCACCTATTTTATATCTATTTGTATCTGTTTCAAGGCCCATTTCTCCTGCAGCAAGTACAGCAAGTGAACTTGTCCAGTTGGCCGCTGTGGCACGTCTAAATTGAATTTGAATATTAGGCATATATTAATTACTATTTATAATTTTAATTAGTTCCTCCGCTATCAAATATATTATTAATATATCTTGTTTGATCGCCACACTCTATAGCGGCTACGGCTCCAGAAGCATTTTGATTTCCTAAATCCCAATATAATGTAGTAGAACTTCCATCTGAACCTTTAGAACCTGTATAACCTGTGTTGCCTTTTGATCCTGTGTAACCAACTCCTGCTGAACCTGTATAACCTGCTGTAAGAGGTACTAATTCCCAAGCACTACCATTAAATTTCCATGTTTTAGTGCCTAATGTATATGTATCGTTTGTATTGGCTGGACTTGGAAAATTGATAGCTGGCATTTTAGTTTAAAAACCTTGTAATTTTAATTATTGTATATATTTATAAAAATAATATATCAATTATAGATAAATTAAACGATTATTTAACAACAAATATGAAGTATTTTACTTTACTTTTGCATCAGTTTCTAAATTTCTCCAGAACTCTTGATTTTTATATTTAGTTACTATGCTTTCAGGTAACAACTCGGATGGTTTTTTAGAGACCTTTTTTAACTCTTTTCTTACTTGGTGCATGTCTGCAAATCCATAAACACCAGCATCATTTTCTTGATGTAGATTTACTAAATTTTTAAAGTCATGTTTCTTGTAATATTCTTCACCTAAGTAATCATATACTTTTTTCATAGTAGTTTCTGGATCATTAACCAAATCATCATACTCAATTAGGTGTAATTGTTTTTCTCTATTACTCATTAACATCTCTCTAATACCTTGAGCACTTTGGCCTACGATACCCATAGGACTACATAATGTATCACAACGATTTTCATCAGTTAAAGGTTGGCCAGTTTTAACTAACATATCATCTAAAAAGTTTAATTTACCACCAATTTGATATGGATTTCTACGGTGCATATCTATGAATGATGTTAATATATCTAATATACTTCTTACAGGACATAATATTTTAGGTTCAATACCAAAATATGATTCTATAAAAACAGGCCTGTTTGTCCACGATCTGTTCTTATCAAAAACTACAGGTTGTTTTACATCACTATAATAGTAATAAATTAAATTCTTAATATAATCTTCTACTTGTTGTTTTTTAGGATAAGCAAAATATAATTCATCTTGATTAAAATTTTGTTCTAATGATAACATTCCGCCCACTACAGGAGAACTTGGTCCTGAATAGAAACGAGGGTTTTGATTTAATATTGCCGACAGCATTGTGCTACCAGCTCTTGGTAGGCCTGCCATAAAGTAAAGTGTTTTTTTGTTTTCCATATTATTGTTTATCCACCGATTTGATTATTGTTTTTAAATTAAAGAGTTTTGTGTTTTCCGTAAAAGGAAACTCTATTTCATTTCCATTAAAGTCAAAATCAAATAGATAACTTCCTGGTAATTTAAAGTCATAAGGAACTTCAGTACATATATTATCATGTAGATTGTAACCAAATACTTTAGGTGAAGTACCATTCCATAAAACTGTTGATTTTAAATTTAATGCCGCAGCTGCATGTTGTAAACATGAATCTATAAAAATTCTTTTTTGACTCACTAATAATATACTAAAAAACTCCATAATTGATAATGCTTTTTGAGGAGTAGCAAATATATGTTCAGCGTCTTTTAATTTCATAGAGTTCATTTTTGTAATTTGAAATATATGATAATCATTTTTATAATGATCCACTAAATCTTGTGCTAAATCCATAGGCATATCTCTTGTCCAAGAATAAGGTTTTGCATCCGTTGTCATCATGCCACCATTAGTATGTATTAACATAACTGGTTTTTCTCTTTTCCAATAACCTGTAGCAGCTTCAATTTGAAGTCTATTAAATTTTACTTCTGGTGTTTCTCCACTATATTTTAAATTATATAGATCAATCCAGTTTTGTATTAATTTCTTTTTCTTATGTATATGATTTGTTGTAAAATAAGGTTCGTGATGAAAAATTATAGAATCTTTATCGTGTATATATTCTTGATAAAAATATTTTGTAGCACCTAGTTGATAAACTCTATCTACGTAACTTAAATTTAAAAAGACATCAGGAAAAGCACACGTTACTATTAATTTTCTATCTGGATGATTATTTTTAATTGCTTTTGCTACTGCTGTGGCAGCCACGTGTTTTCCCATACCACCTTGTACGTGAAATATAGAATATTTTAAATCATTACTCATAATTACCTTATATAAACATTTTGTATATGTTTATTTATACCTTTCCAAAACAGTTAATCCGTTGTTATTAGTCTTAAATATCTTGAATTTCCAATGAGGATTTTCAATTAAAAACTCTATAATGGCCGTTAAAAGGCCTTTATTATCAAAACCTAAAACATTTTCACCTCTTAAACCATAAGTATAAGTATCATGGAAAGCAATATATTTCTGTGCTTTATTTCCATGTAGTTTTAATTCTTTTCTTAATTGGTCATAATTATGTATTGTATCAATGAACAAAAAATCAGTTTCTTCTATCTCAATATTTAATACATCATCCTTTATATACTGAACATTTTTACCTCTTGATCTAGCTTTATCAAATAGTCTTTGTACTGTTCTGTCTAAAAAAACATCAAAAGAAATTAAATCCACATTAGCGTTTAAAAAAGCTCGAGTACTTACACCTGTTCTTACGCCCATTTCGACCACCGTTTTACAGTCTTTACATAGATCATATAATATATGTACGTTTTCATTTATATCACTAGGTGTATTT